ATCTACGAGCTCTAAAACAGTATCATAATTATAATCACCTATAAAATCATAAATATCTATTCCAGCTATTTTGATTATAGATCTTGATAAGATTTGACGCCTTAATTCATAAGAAAATTCAACAGTTTCATTAAATTTAGAAGTTATTACATATGCTTCTCTTAAATCTTTTGAACTTAAACTTTGCAATTCAATAGCAACATCATCTATAATTACTTCTCTATTTAATTTAGACATTCCTATTAAAATATCTAATCTTTTTCTTGAAAAATTGCTTAATTTTTCAGGAACATTTTTTTGTTGTTTAATTCTATTAATTTCAGCATTTATTGATTCAGTTTCAGGATCATTTGCTACAAAATGATTTCTTACTGGTGGTACAACTCTAGAATTTTGTGGAGTCTCTACATATGGCTTATGTGGATCAAATGTATGCTTTTTTTCGCCTTCTCTATATTTCATATAATGACTTTCATAAGCTGCAAATGGATTATAATCTGTCTCTTCTACTTCTTCTAAACTTTCACTTTCATCAGGTACATCATAATTTTTGATTTTATTATTTGCTGATATAGACCCTATTGAACTTTCAATCTTACTCATTAAACCTCCAATATATAGTTATATATCAAATAAATGTTTTTATACAAAAATAAAAAGAAGGTTTCCCTTCTTTTTATCAATTGTTATTTATAATTAATTTAGTATAAAGTTCCGTCGCTACCTAAATCAATTAAACCAGGAGCATCAAGAGAGCCTCTTCTTCCATTAGAACCAGTATCAGTTTGTCTTTCAATCTCTAAATTGTTAAATGGAATTTGTCTTTCTCCTCCAGTAGCTACTGGTGCTCCGCCTGAAGAATTTAGATTAGAGCCTGCTCCAAGAATTGAGAAAATTGTCTCAGCCTTCCATCTCATCTCATCACTTATAAGCCAATTGTCTGCATTATATGCATAACTAATAGATTCAATCCAAACATTTTTAATTACTGTAGATACTTGAGATTTAGTATCGCTTTTTTGTTTATCTACAATAACTATATCAAAAGGATATGCTTGTGCTGATACGTGGATAAAACCTCTGCCAAAAGCTTCTGCAATCCTTAATCTATCAAATCTAACTCTTTTACAGCTGCCAGATACATCTGTTGATTTTGTTGGAACTGAATCTATATGACCATCTGTTCCAACTTCATCAATTGTTGCTATTTGACGACCTTCAGTTACAGAAATGTCTTGTATAGCTCCAACAGCAACAGGAGGTCCATTGGTAGGGGTTACATAAATAACCATATGTGTTGATATAGAGGTCGATGTCTTGTTTTGACCTCCTGGAAAACTTAAAGTTGAGCGTGTATGAGTAGCATTAGCCATATTTATTTACTCCGTTAATTTAACTTACTTATATTTATTATATATTTAAATATTGTAAGGATAAAATTATTATCCTTACAATACTTTGTTAGACTTGTCCGACGAAAACTTTGATGTAAATCCAGTTAATTGGGTAAGTAACTTGGCATCTTACACTTATATTCCATTGTCTAGGATCTACGCTATCTCTTACTACAGAAACATCTCTATAAGCTGTAATTAATTTTTGAGACATAAATGAATTTAATAAAATAATAGCTCTTGTATGCAACATTACATCAAAATCTTGTGATTCTGGAGATCCAATAAATCCATTAAATCCTGCTCTTAAGCTTTTAGCAAGTCTATCTCTAATAAAGATTATTGAAATTTCTTGCTCTTCTGGGAATCCACTTTGAGTTGTAGTAATGCCCCAAACAACTTTACCTCCACCAGCAACTGGTTGTAATATTGTTACTCCTGCTGCTGCAAGTTGATCTATTACAAGTGGTGATAATAGTTTTGATCTTTGAATTGTAAATCCACTAAAAGTTTTATTTGTAAATGGATTTTCAATTCTTGTATCATATGAGGCATATCCTGCTGCTGCTGCCGCAATATAAAAACCATCAATTACAGCATTATCTGTTCCAGCTTGAACAACAATTTGATCTGGATAGAAGTATACACAGCGATAAGTATTTCCAAAAGCATTAGCTACTGAATAATCAGCCAAATCTTCAATATTACCTGCAAGAACATCAGTAACACTTTCTCCTTGAATTCCTTCAAGAACACCAATATCTTCTACTGCAGCGTCTTTTGTTCCAATTAGATTTTCTGCAGTTAATCCAGAAATTGCTCCCATAAATAAAACTCTTTCTTTTTTATTACGGATATTACTCATTGCCTTGCAATGAGCTAAAGCATTTTGGAAAATTACAGACATAGTTTGTTTAGGAAGTGGAACAACAATGTCACACTCAACAGCTTCTAAAGATTCAAGAGCATTAATCCAGCCAGCATCATAGAAGCTTGCATCTCTGTCATCAATTAAAGTTACTCTTAATGCATTTCCATTTGGAACAACATTATGATTTACTACTATATAATTGCTAACATCATCAGGATCAACTACTTCATAACGTAAATTTTCTTCATTAACTACAGCTTTTCTAATTGTAGCAGTATTTGTACCTACGCTTAAAATATCGTATGTTCCATTATTATCATCTGAACCATTTATCTTTAATCTAACTGCGTTTATATCAGTAACAATTGTTCCAAAATCTACAGTTGCACTTGTAAATGTTGCTGTAGAGGTTGATACTATTGAAACTAAAACTCCGTCAGTTCCAGAACCGCTAGTTACTGCTAAATTAGTGCTGCGTGAAATTATCTCAAATGTAACAGGATTTTCATTAACAAAAGCTGATAATGTATCTCCAGTTACATAAAGAGCGCCATCAGAAACTGAATTTATGGTATATTCATTAATATTTGCCACATTTGCAGCTTCGATAATTCTTAGTGTTTTACCTACATAAGAAGAATCAAATGCTACTGAAGAACTAAATAGCCCTTTATTTGTAAAGGCTAAATCGCGTCCAATATATCCGTCAAATCCTGTAGAAAGAATGCCTAAACTTTCTTTTACAGTATAAGAAAATGAATTTCCTGCAGGAGGATCTGAATCATCAAATATAAAAGTATTTGTAGTTGGTTGACCAGATGTATCTAAAGTATAAAATGGGAATTTATTAGGTAATATTTGTGTTTCTACATTTGTAACATTATCTTTTACAAAGAAATGTATATCAGAATCTAAAAATGGAGTAACTCCTACTGGAAGAGGAAATACAAATTCATCAGGATTTTGAGATGTAGAATTTACACTTGGATCCAATACATAAGAAACTCTTCTAGGCATTGGAGGAGCTGCCTGTACAGTAATTAAAGCTGGAGCTTGATTTGCATATGCAAGTTGAGCGCCTAAACTTAAATTATTTGAAGTGCTTGGAGTTCCATGTCTATTAACTACATCATTCATGCCTTGTGTTAAGAATGGATCATTTAAAATTGACTCTGGTATATAGTTTGCTGTAAGGCTTTGGTTTCTTGTAAGAACACCAGAATCTACTTTTACAGTAAATGCATCACCATCTCTAAATGGAGAAGTTGCAACTCCCATAACTTTAGTTTCAGTAATTCCAAATTTAATAATACCATTTGAAACAACATTACCATTAGCTGTCCATATGATAGGATTGCCATTAGCATCTAATTTTGCTCCAGAAATAGAACCAAATGCTAAAAATTTAGCAGTTCCAGCAACTGGTTGGCTCATAGCGTTTCTTTGAACAGATACACAGCGTATAGTCCAAGTTTCTGGCTGAGCATTTAAGTCAACTAACTCTAAGTCATTTACATAACCATCTCCAACATTTGTGGACAATGGTACGTAATACGCTCCGCCCTGGTCTACTATATGACCTTTTTGAAGCTCAATTTTTCCAGTAGAAATATCAATTCTATAATCATATTTATTACTAAAACTATTTGAATCAATTAAAGCTTCTAATCCTACTAAAGGAATTCCATCTTTAAATAAAGTCACTCTATTTGAGATAAGAGGATACTGTGATAATCTAAAGTGTCTTCCGTCTGCTCCAGAAGTGCTAGTATAAGATGAATTTAAGCCATCAGAGCCACCACCTACAGCTTGCGATACTAAGGTTTCATTTGTCGAGCCTTCGCCAATCATGGCTGCTAAACGAATTCCTCCAGGAACTGTGATGCCCCTAGATTGTGTAATTACATCAGTTACTACACTTGGTACAATATTTTGTGCGCCGGGTATATTTGGCATTAATTTTCTCCTATAAAATCCATTTATTTTTTAGACTCTTTGAGCTTATCAATAAAATATATAAATATTCATATGATTTGATATATAAATATAGTTAAGTTACTCATCAAAAATTGAAGTTTCTGCATTTATTGTTAAATTTGGAGCTATAACTGAAGTTGGACTGGATAAATTTTCAAATTGAACAGAAAACAGAATTGTATCTACTATATTTTCAATTGGAATTTCTCTTCTCCATTCAGTTCTAACATCTAATGTAATAGTTTGCCTAAATAATTTATCATTTCTATCTTCTGATTCAGAAGTACCACTATATTGTAAAGGCTTAATAATTAAACCAGCATCAAATAAAGTATCAAAATGAATATCTGTAAAGCACATTGCTATTAATTCAATTAAATCATCTCTAGCTCTTAAACTTCTAGTTAAGACATCAATGCTAATAGACCCTTCCCATGCTCCAGCTGTAATAAAACTTTCTGGTTTTTTCACTATTACATTGTTTCCATATCCATCTTCATATAAAATATCTCTATATTTTAGAGTGCCTTGCTCTCTATTTATAGAAATAGGAACATATCTACCGCCACCAGACTTAACTAAAATTGCAGGATAAAATATAGAATCATATCTATAATTTTCACCTATAAATAAACGTGTTGGCAAATATACAGAAGAATCAGATGTAGAACCGTATGCATTAGGAAGCATATCAGCTCCTAACGGTAATCCAGTATGATCTGTGGTGTTTGGGAATCCCCACTGATTAGCTGAATAAGTATAATAATCACATTCTGAAAAATAAGATCTTAAAATTGCTATTATTCTTTCTTTAGGATAAACAAGCATAGAAGATTGAGTAATATTATGAATATTATTCAAATTGCTTTTAAAGAAATTATTTGTAGACATTTTTAACCATCATTTACGTTTGCAGAGGCAGTATTTGTTCCATTTACTAATGTATCATTTTCATAAATATTACCTACAACTACAGTATTTAATGAACTTAAGTTGTTTATATATGCGCTAATATTATAACCATTTTTCTTAAATGTATTATTTGTTGCATTTA